CCAAATGCAAAAGGAAACGCTACTGCATATTACAGCGCTTCATTAAGTGTAAGTAATCCAAATTTCTTAACTAAAGTATTTAGTCAAACTGCAAAATCAACTTCAGCTCCAGGGTATTTATATACCATGTTTAGACAAGCAGCTTCTGCTTCGTTAGCAGCTGACCCAGCTTGTACAATTACAATTGAAACAGCTTCTTTTGATTATGAAGATTCATATACAGAAGCTACTACACCATGGATTACTTCTCAAGAAGTTAATGACTCTACATTTAACTTGTTTAAGTTTCATACACATGGAGATGGCAATCATAGCAATTATGAAATTAAAATGGCTATTTCAAATATTCGTCCTGCAGGAACAGTTGCTGGTTCAGAATATGGGTCATTTACCGTTTTAGTACGTGCTGTAGATCAAACTAAATTAACTGCAATAGGGTCTCCATATACAACTCAAGATTCAGATGTTCGTCAAAATGTTTTAGAATCTTTCGATAATGTAAATTTAGATCCTAACTCTCCAAGATACATTGCTCGAGTTATTGGTGATAGATATAAAGTATTTACTTCAGGTAAAGTTGTAGTATTCGGTGACTATCCTAATAAATCAAAATACGTATATGTTGAGATGGATGATTTAGTTGCTAAAGCAGCTGCTTCTCCAGAGTTAGTTCCTTTTGGTTTTGCTGCTTTATATAATCCAGTACCTACAGGATTTACTAATATACCTGCAGCTAGCTTTGTAGCTACTCAAACTATTAACGGTGTATATAACAGACGTAAATATTTAGGATTTGATTACGACTTAGCTTCTACCGATAACATTAATTATTTAAAACCTCTTCCAAAAACAGGAGCGACTGTTGGAGCTAACGTTCCATTCTTACTTTCAAACTTCAATCAAGAAGCTGGAGCTAATTATCCATCAGCAGTATCTCCATATTCAGGAGCTATAGATTTAACGACAAATACATCAATTGATTCTCGTAAATTTATTATTCCATTCCAAGGTGGGTTTGACGGTATTCAGCCTAATAGAAGAATTTTAGTAGGCGGTGATATCGTAGCTGCAAATACTCAAGGATATGATTTGGGTAATAATACAGCAAAAGATTATTCAGTGTATACAAACGCTATTGATGCCGTTTCCAACCCTGATGAATTAGATATTAATATGTTAGCTCTTCCAGGTGTTATTCAGTCTCTTCACTCTGCAGTAATTGATTACGCTGCTAATATGTGTCTAGACAGAGGAGATACTTTCTTAGTATTTGATGCTGTAGGTTTAACAGATAATATATCTGCTGCTGTATCCGCTGTTGAAACGCTAGATAACAATTACGCTGCTACTTACTACCCATGGGTGAAAATTTTAGATGCTGGAATTAATAAACCAGTATGGGTTCCACCAAGTGTGGTAATTCCAGGTGTTCTTTCTTTTAACGATAGAGTAGCTGCTGAATGGTATGCTCCTGCAGGTTTAAATAGAGGTGGATTAACAAATGTACTTGATGCTTATACAAGATTAACTCATGCAGAAAGAGATGAGTTGTATGAGGCTCGTATTAATCCAATCGCTACTTTCCCTGGTCAAGGAGTTTGTGTTTGGGGTCAGAAAACACTTCAAGCTAAACCTTCGGCTCTAGATAGAATTAACGTAAGACGTTTGCTAATTGCAGTTAAGAAATACATCGCATCAGCGACTAAATATTTAGTATTTGAAAACAATACAGCTGCAACTCGTAACCGTTTCTTAAATATCGTTAATCCATATTTAGAATCAATTCAACAACGTCAAGGTTTGTATGCATTCCGAGTTGTAATGGATGAAACAAATAACACTCCAGATTTAATCGATCGTAATATTATGTATGGTCAAATATTTTTGCAACCTGCTAAAACAGCTGAGTTCATTATAATTGACTTTAACATTTTACCTACCGGTGCTGCATTCCCTGGAGCGTAATCAATAACTTAATAATAGTAAGAGCCCTAAGAAATTAGGGCTCTTCTTTTGTTTTTTTTTGCTGTAATATATTTATATTAAATTAATAAACTAAAACGATGAAATCGACTGAATTAAAAAAATTAATAAGAGAAGAAGTTCGTAATGTGCTTAAAGAACGTGAAGTGACTGAAGCTGAAGCTACGGATGCTGCAAATAGCATTGAATCAATGATAGGAGCTTTTAAAGATATGCCAGGCTCTGAAGCTGATAAAGTTGAAATTATTAAAAAACAAATTGGCCTTGGGTTATTAAATTTAATAACTAAAGCTATGTCAAAAGGAAAAGTTACAGACGAAAAGCGTAACATTTTACGAGACTTTGCAGGAAAATTACAAAATGCTAATACTTTAAATACCGTAAAATCTGTATTAACTGACTTTATAATTTATCTTAAAGATTATAGCGCTAAACAGTCTAAGTAATAATATTAAATTAAAAAACTAAAATAATGAAAATAACAGAATTCAGAAAATTAATCCGCGAAGAAATTAGTAAAGTATTAAATGAAGGAACAACCGGAAAATACTATTACATATATTTTAACGGTAAAGATGCTGTACAGGGAGATCCAATGAGGTCTAAAAAAAATATTGTTGATTTAGGAATGGAAGCTTCAGATGTTAAAAATGTAGGACCTGTACATGAAGTTAAATTAGGAACTTACACAATATGGGTGATTACAAGCTTAACAAATAAAAAAGACGTTTGGTGCGTAGCAACTCCGGGTGACAAAGCATTTGCAGATGATAATGATTTTAGTTATAAACTTTGTATGAAAGCTATAGACGCTGCTAAGTCAGGCAAAGGTAAGCGAATGACATTTGAAGAGTATTTAAAATAATAAATTAAAATAATGAAGACAACTGAATTTAGAAAATTAATAAGAGAAGAAATTAGTAAAGCTTTAAACGAAGCAGAAGGTGATATTGGAAGTGAGGTAATTGATAAGATTGTAAAAAAGATGTCTAAGGAAGTATTAGACGCTAAACGTGCATTTCAAGACTGGGCAAAATCAGAAGCTGCTAAAAAGAACTTCAGTATCCCTGGACTTAGAGGTTCAGACATGATATCAGCAACTTTAGGCAAATTAGGTAGAAAAAATATACTGAATCCAGAGTTAGTTAAAAAATGGAAGCAAGCAAGTCCAGACTCTCCTGAAGGTAAGATTTTAAAAGGTCTACAGTATTATATAAATGATGGAATGATGGATTAGCACTTTGACTTTAAATTAAAAGGAGCTAGAAATAGTTCCTTTTCTTTTATTCATTAGCATCAAGAACGTTTAGTACAATTAAAATACGCAATTCTCTGCCCGGAATAAAATTTAACTTTCAGATACTGTTTTTAAACAATATCGATATTTATTTAAAAGAAAACTCAACTAAATTAAATAGCAATGGCAGAATTATTAGACCCATCCGAAATAATGTTTACGGCGTTTGAGCCAAAGGTAGCCAACCGATTCATTATGTATGTTGAAGGTATTCCTTCATATTTAATCAAAGCATCTGGACGACCTGGTATTACTTTCGGTGATGTAGTTCTCGATCACATCAACGTAGAAAGAAAATTAAAAGGAAAAGGTCGTTGGAATGATGTATCAATTACTTTATATGATCCTGTAGTTCCTTCCGGAGCTCAAGCAGTAATGGAATGGGTTCGTTTATCTCATGAATCTGTAACAGGACGTGATGGCTATTCTGACTTTTACAAGAAAGACATTACATTTAACGCGCTTGGACCTGTAGGCGATAAAGTTGAAGAATGGACTTTAAAAGGAGCTTACATTGGAGACGCTAACTTCGGTGAATTTGATTGGAGTACGGAAGATGCGATTAATGTACAATTGACACTTAAGTATGATTATGCCATACTTCAATTTTAGTATAAAATACGATACGTTAGTATTTTTATTAAAATAACATAATAATATTTTATAGTTTCAAAAGAATTCCTTATATTTATTTATATAAGGAATTTTTTTATGACTAAATTTATATGTAAAGAGTGTAATAGAGAGTTTGATTCATATAAAGGAATACAATCTCATAGATCAAAGACTCATAAAATTTCTGGAGCACAAACTTATGTTGATGTTCATTATAATGGCATTTGGCCTACATGCCAATGCGGATGTAATGAAAAGTTAAACTATTTTTCAACATTCGGATTTGGAAAATTTATTAAAGGTCATGCCGCAAAAATTAACGGAGGATTTTATTCAGAAGAAGGAGCTAAAAAATCTGCGGAAACTAGAAAGTCTCAATATAAATCTGGAAATAGAACTCAATGGAATAAAGGTAAAATTTATGAAGGTGAAGAGCTAGAAGAAAAACGCAGAATAGCCAAAGACCCTATACGCCGAGAAAAAATTTCCAAAGCTCTTACCGGAAAGCCGAAGACAGAAGAACACAGAAAAATCATGTTGGAAACTCTAGCTCGAAACAGAAAAGAAATTCTTAAAGGTAATCCTTCTAAATTGGAATTTACATTTGCAGATATTTTAATAGGTTTAGGAGTAGAGTTTACCCATCAGTATGAAGTAGATGGGTTTGATTACGACTTTTACATTCCCGCTAAAAATCTTCTTATTGAAGTAGATGGCGATTATTGGCACGGTCATCCTGATAAATTTCCAGAGTTGAATGCAATGCAGCGTAAAAATAAAGGATTGGATCGACTTAAAACGAAACATGCAGCAGATAGAAATTTTCAACTCCTACGCTTTTGGGAAAAAGATATCATAACTAATCGATTTAATGTAGTTAAAAATTTAATGGAAATTATTAAATAAGATATTTATTAATAAAGTATATAATGAAAGCATCAGAATTAAAAAAATTAATACGAGAAGAAATTCAAAATGTCTTATCAGAAGCGGAAATTATACCAACAGGACCCGATGGTAATAAAATTGAAGATCCTGCAATTATCAAAAATTTAAACATGGCTCTTAAATCTGTAAGTTCTTCAGTACGTCCTAAATTAATTCAAATGATTGAAGATCCGGCCGCTGCAAAAGAATTAAAATCTCCAGCTCAAAAAGCCGCTGTAATAGGGGCTATGGCAATTGCGTTTGGTATATCTGAACAGGAATTTGGTCAAATAGTATCTAAAATAAAAGCAGTATTACCTAAATAAATGATTAAACTTAAACCTATAGCAGAACAAGTACTTCTTAAAGAAGCTGACGATACACCTACATGGGGAGAAGTTAAACAAGCATTTGAAGCTATTGTAGGTAAACAAAATAAAGGAGAAGCTGTCGGGGCATTGAAAAAGTTAGGAAAGTTCGGAGCGTCTCTTATTCCAGGAGTTGATATATTAACTAAAGGATTAGAAATATATGATAATATACAAGATATAAAAGACGTGGCAGGAGCATTATTTACAGTAGGAAAAGCTGCCACTGAAAAAAGCCTTAAAAATCCTAAAGGATCAGAGTTTAAAGGATTAACAGCTCCATTTTGGGACGCAATTCGATTAGACCCTGAAGTATCTATTATATTAGATGATAAAATTGAAAAACAATTTATTGATTCTGTCATTTTACCAAATTTGAAAAAAGGTGGAAATGAATCTGAAAAAATTCCCAACATGAATTATGAGCTAGGTAAATGGTTAAACAAACAAGGATTAGATCAAGCAGATATATTTTTTAAAGGCAAGTCGGGAGATCTTTAAAAATAATTAAATTACATATTTATATTAAACCAATATATTAGTTATGGCAACAGTTAACGACAATTATCCAAACAAAAATTTTGAAATGTCTGATGATGATTTAAAATCATTGGCTATTCAAAATTACAATCAACAAGAAGTAAAAAATACCGGGTTCCCGACAGAGGTAATTAAATTGCCATCTAAAGGACTAGTTTATCCAGAAGGAAGTGCTCTTCGCAGCGGTGAAGTAGAAATGAAATACATGACAGCTCGTGAAGAAGATATTTTAACGTCTCAGAATTCAATTAAACAAGGTGTTGTAGTTGATAAATTAATGCAATCAATGATCGTAACTCCTGTCAATTTCAATGATATAGTTATTGGAGATAAAAATGCTTTGATGATAGCGGCTCGTATCTTAGGATATGGAAAAGAATATCCTATTGAAGTTAGTTGCCCTAGTTGTAAAGCCTCAAATAAAATTACAGCTGATTTAACACAATTACCTGAACAGCATATACCAGACAATGTTGTAATGCCAGCCCCTGGATTGTTTGAATTTATCTTACCTCAGTCTAAACGAATAATTCATTTTAAATTAATGACTACTGGTATTGATAGAACGATATCTAAAGAGCTAGAAGCTAATAAACGATCAAGTAAAAATGGAGGAGTTGATCGAGAATTGACCACTCGTCTTAAACATTTAATAGTTTCTGTAGACGGTAACGCAGATAAGCGATATATACATAACTTTGTTGATAATGAATTATTTGCTATCGACTCTAAAGCACTACGTGGTTATATAAGAGATATAGCCCCTGACGCTAAATTTGAAATTGACTTTTCATGCACTGAGTGCGGCCACGAGCAGGAGGCGTTGGGCTTCACAATTGACGCCAGCTTTTTTTGGCCTAG